ACAAAAAGATGACGTTGAGTTTCTTACACAAAGCAATCAAGTCTCTCAATCAACTTCGTATGATTGAAGACTCTCTTGTTATTTACAGAATGTCCCGTGCTCCTGAGCGTAGGATTTTCTACATTGATGTTGGTAACTTACCTAAGATAAAGGCAGAACAATATCTTCGTGATGTGATGGCCCAGTATCGTAACAAGATGGTATACGATGGAATAACTGGGGAAGTTCGTGATGACAAAAAGCATATGAGTATGCTTGAAGATTTCTGGTTGCCACGTAGAGAAGGTGGTAGAGGAACAGAAATCTCTACACTTCCTGGTGGACAGAACCTAGGTGAACTCAAGGACGTTGAGTATTTTAGAAAGAAATTATACAACTCCCTCAACCTACCACCATCACGTCTCACCGATGATAACAAAGGATTTAATCTTGGTAAGACTACTGAAGTATTGAGAGACGAACTTAAGTTCACTAAGTTTATCGGCAGACTCCGTAAGAGATTTTCTAATCTTTTCCACGATATTCTAAAAGATCAATTAGTTCTTAAAGGTATTATCACCCCAGAAGATTGGGATGATATGGAGGAGCATATTCAGTATGATTACCTCTTCGATAATCATTTCAATGAATTGAAAGAATTAGAAATGATGACTCAAAAAGTCAACGTTGTCACCACAATGGATCCTTTTGTTGGTAAATATTTCTCCAGTGAATATATCCGTAAACAAATTCTTGGTCAGACAGATCAAGAGTATAAGGATATGGACAAGCAGATCAAAAAAGATATCAAGAATGGTATTGCTCTTGACCCTGCCATGATGAATCAGTTTGATGCTATGGAAAGAGAGAACGTTGCTTTCCAACCTGAGATTGATTCGTTAGAAGCGGATGCTGCTAATGAAAGAGAGATTGAAAAGATGAAGGCGACACCTAAACCTCCCGCGCCTGCTCCAAAGTCTAATGGTGCTAAATAATTAACATATTCATTTTATATTAAATAATGGAAGACCAATCTCTTGAGGTGATTAATCATATTCAAAATAAAAATAGGGCAGTTGCCTTAGATCTTGTTTCGGATATGATGGACGCCGCGGCATCGGAAGCAATTAGTTCATATAAACAAGTAGTTGCTAATAGTTACTTTGAAGAACCTGTAGAAACTCTAGAAACAGAACAATGAAACTTATCACAGAAAATATCGAAGAGGTAGAACTTATTGAAGAAGAATCCGAAGATGGGGAGAAGAGTCTCCATATCGAAGGTATTTTCTTACAGTCCGAGATTAAGAATCGTAACGGACGTATCTACCCCTTCGAAGTTCTCAACCGTGAGGTCGAGAGATATGTCGAAGAGTATGTAGATACTGGGCGCGCCTTAGGTGAGTTAGGACATCCCGATGGTCCTACTGTAAACCTAGATAGAGTTTCACATCTCATTACTTCTCTTAAAGCAGAAGGTAATGATTTCATCGGGAAAGCAAAGATTCTTACTCTCCAACCTCATGGTCAGATGGTAGAGAATCTATTAAAGCAGGGAGTAAAACTTGGTGTTTCTTCCAGAGGCATGGGTAGTCTCGATAAGCGTGAAGACGCTAACTATGTTTGTGACGATTTTATGCTTGCTACTGCTGCTGATATTGTAGCAGATCCTTCCGCTCCTAGTGCTTTTGTTAATGGCATTATGGAAGGAAAAGAATGGGTATGGGAAAACGGTGCTCTAAAAGAGAGTGACGTTGCTAAATACCAGAGATACATTGCTAACGCGCCTACAAAGGTTCAGTTAGAAGAGAGAACTCTAGAGGCATTTAATGCTCTCATGGGTAGACTTTCTAAATAAACTTTTTGATAAATACTTCATAAGAATAATATTGTTTTTACCGCTAGAGGAACACTCAAATGTCAGATATGCTAAAAGAAAAGTTTGGGGAGCTTGTTAAGGAACAAGGTATTACTCTCACTGAGGGTGATCCCATGCCAACAGTTACAGCTTCCGTGATCCCAGCAACAGGATCGGAGCCCTCCAAGATCTCGGATGTTCAAACTGCTAAGGCAGGTGGTGCTGACGGAGCAGGATCTGTTCCTCCAAGCGTTGCTATTGGACAGTCTGCTCCTACAGATCTCGGAGGAAGTACCTCTGCTCCCCTTCACGATAACGATGAAGATGGAGAAGAGAATCCTGGTGCTAAGGCAGCTGCCCCTGTTACTCAGATTTCTGGTGATCCCCAACAGGCCCATCAGAAAGATCCAGGAACTCCTAGATATAGCATCGGAACCGAAGTTGCTTACGGAACTACAACTGGTCCTGCTGTAACATATCCAATCAAGCCTGCCTTCGAGCAACTAGACGTATCTTCTGATATTGCTGCTCTAATCGAAGGCACAGAACTTTCTGAAAGTTTTGCTGCTAAAGCAACTACTATCTTCGAAGCTGCTGTAAGAGTTAGACTAGAAGAAGAGTGGGCAAAACTAGAAGAAGCACACACTAAAGCACTTACAGAAAAAGTTGCCGAAGTAAAAGCAGAACTTCAAGAAGAAGTAAAGGGCACTGTTAACTATGCTGTCCAACAATGGATTGAAGAGAATCAGGTTGCTGTAGATCGTGGTGTCAGAAATGAAATCACCACTGATTTTATTGCTGGTCTAAAGAACCTCTTCCAAGAGCACTACATCAATATCCCCGAAGATAAAGAGGATATCGTTGAAGAACTCGCTGAAACTAATCGTGAAATGGAAACCCGTCTCAATGAACAAATTGAGCGTAATGTGAAAACAGTCAACGAGAAGAACGAGATCCAAAGAGAACTTACTTTGCTTAAGTTGTCCGAAGGACTTGCTGATACTCAGAAAGACAAACTCGCTTCCCTAGCACAGGGTATTACTTTCGAGTCTGCTGAGAAGTACACCGAAGCAGTTAAGACTCTCCGTGAGTCGTATTTCCCTGCTCAAGGAGCTCCTCAGATTAGAGAAGAAACAAGCGAGGACGCTGCCGAACTGAATGTTCCTAGTACAAATCCAACGATGGATATGTATGAAAGAGCTCTTTCCGTGTTCGGTAAGTGATTTATTATACTAAATAATCTTATACCAATAACAAAAACTTAGAGGTTAAAAATGTTCAACGCAACCCAACTTCAGGAGAAGTGGGATAGAGTTCTTAATCATAAAGATGCACCTGCCATCAATAACAACTATAAGAAAGCTGTCACCGCTGTTATCCTAGAAAACCAAGAGAGAGCAATGAGAGGCCAAAGTGGCGCTACAATGCTTTCTGAGGCACCTGATACTGTCGGTGCTATCGGACCTACAGGTCTATCTGGTTCTGGTCTAGACACCATCGGTCAGGGCGCTGGAGTAGGCAACCAGGGACTTGCTGGTTTCGATCCTATCATGATCAGCCTTGTCCGTCGTGCTATGCCTAACCTCATGGCATATGACATCTGTGGCGTTCAGCCTATGTCTGGTCCTACCGGACTAATCTTCGCCATGAAGAGTCACTATCAGGTTCAAGGAGCTGCTCTCCGTGATGGTCCAGAAGCTCTCGGACTCACAGAACCCGACACCAACTTCTCGTCCAACTCCGCTGGTCCTGGTGCTTACGATCCTGCTACTGATCCCGTAGATCCTCTCGGTGACGCTTATGCTGGTGCCGGTGCTGATCCTTTACGTACTGTTCCTCCTTATGAGGTAGGTGGTGTCAACACTGCTGGTACTTCCCCTGGATCCAGAGGAATCACCCGTGAAGATGCCGAGGCACTAGGTTCTGGTGCTGGTCTCCTATTCAACGAGATGAGCTTCAGCATCGAGAAGACTGCTGTTACTGCTAGAACCAGAGCACTCCGTTCCGAGTACACCTTGGAACTCGCTCAGGACCTCAAGGCAGTTCATGGTCTTGATGCTGAGCAAGAACTCGCTAACATCCTTTCTAGCGAGATCCTTGCTGAAATCAACCGTGAGGTTGTCCGTAGAGTCTACAGCGTTGCTGAAGTCGGTGCTCGTAACAACGTTGCTACCCCTGGTACTTTCGACCTTGACGTTGACTCCAACGGTCGTTGGTCGGTTGAGAAGTTCAAAGGACTTCTATTCCAGATCGAGCGTGACGCTAACGCTATCGCCCAGAGAACCCGTAGAGGCAAGGGTAACTTCCTCATCTGTTCTGCTGACGTTGCTTCTGCTCTCGCCATGGCAGGCGTACTTGACTACTCCTCCGGTCTAACCGGTGCTGGTGGTCCTTCCATCGGTGAAGTCGATGATACCGGAAACCTCGCTGTTGGTACTATCAACGGTCGTATTAAGGTCTTCGTTGATCCTTACTCTGCTAACCTAAGCGACAACCACTACTACGTAATGGGTTATAAGGGTACTTCTCCTTATGATGCTGGTCTCTTCTACTGCCCATACGTACCTCTCCAGATGCTCAGAAGCATCGATCCTGAGACTTTCCAACCTAAGATTGGATTCAAGACTCGCTACGGCATGGTCTCGAACCCATTCGTTCGTGAAGTTGTCGATAATCCTGCTTCTGAAGCTGATGGTGAGCGTCTACTTGCCGACAACAACCAGTATTACAGAAAGGTTCGTGTTACCAACCTCATGTGATATCGGTTTCGATTGTCAGACAGACCCCTTCGGGGGTCTTTTTTTATGCTTGACAGGATTTCGCTTGTCCGTTATAATTGGCATGTAATTTGGATTCATACCTATGGAATTTAGTAAGATGTCCGCCCATGAAGTTAGCGAAGCAATTCCACTGAGTACAGGTGGATCTAAACCTCGTTATCCCTGGTACGAATATAATGTTGGAGAATCTTTCTTTGTACCTATGTCACAAGAAGATATCAAAAAAGGTAGATGTCGTCCTGGTCCACCTAAAGGAGTTAAAGATTCAGGACGTGTTTGGGAAACTAAAAGCATCTATAATGCCGTTAAAAAGCAGTATGGATACAAAGTTACCAGAATTGCTTGACTCCCTTCGGGGGGTCTTTTTTATGCACATAAATAGTAGTAGCTTGGGAAGTTGACATGCCTGCTGAATGGGTTGGTAGACAATTAGAGAATAGGAACTATCTATCTCCTATCGGGTTTCAGTTGCAACTAGATATTTTTCCTGGTGTAGCTTTTATGTGCCAGACTGCCAACCTTCCTGGTCTAGAAATGCCCACAACCAATGTTCCTACTAGGTTCAGGGAATATCCTGTTGTTCCTGGTGGTGGAGTAAACTACGATGATCTTGTAGTTACATTCATGATTGATGAAGATTTAATAAACTACAAGAGTATTCATAACTGGATTCGTGATAATGGTAACGCGGATCAGATGAAGACAGGACAAGACTATCCGGCATACTCCAATGCTCAGTTACTTGTGCTATCATCTAACTTCAATGCCAATCATATTATTGACTACGTAAGTGTATTTCCGTATTCACTAACTCCAATACCATTTAATGCTAGTGAGCAAGGAGGAGAATACTTTGTTGCTACTGCCGCTTTCAAATTTCAAGACTATACTATTCGAGACAAAGACTTTAAACTATGAGCACTCTTGAGAAACTTCGTTCACGATTTGACCACATTAAAACAGAATGGAAAGAAGATTCAAAAGTAGACTTTCAATTTAAAAATAAACAATACACAGAAGACTTAGGAAATCTAGCATTAAATATTCCTTATCTCCACAACAAGTATCTAAATCATTACTCCGATCTATCTGAAGAGAAGATGGCATTGGAACTCAAGCTTAGATTTGTTGTAAAGAAAAAGAGAGAATACTATAGCGGTGAAGCGGATGCTAAAGAGTATGCCGAGAAACCATTCGGATCTAGTATCAAGACTGCTGAGAAAATGAAAACATATCTAGAAGCAGATGAAGATATCATCTCTCTAGAAGGAACAATTAAATACATCGAGGTTATTATGAACTATCTCGATGGTGTTATGAGACAAATAACTAATAGAGGGTTTCAAATTAAATCCGCTATTGACTGGGAGAAATTTATTAACGGTGTTACATAATGGACAGATTAGTTGTACAGAAGAAGAATGAGGTTTTCCTAACGATCCAGGCAGAACCTCATGTTCACCTTGAGTTATCGGATTACTTTACATTTGAAGTTCCTGAGGCAAAGTTCTTAAAAAGAAATCCAAGATACAGGAATTGGGATGGAACTATTAGACTGTATTCTCCTGCTTCTGGACAACTGTATGTTGGGTTGTGGAATCAACTAAAAGAATGGTGTGACCAGAGAAGAAACTCAATAGAAATTGTAGATAACAACTGGTATGGTAGACCAGATGATACCAATGATTTTATATCTCCTCAGGGTGTAAAGGATTGGGTTGATAAGATCTCTAACATCAAAGCAAGAGACTATCAATACTACACCGTATACAAAGCACTAAAGAATAATCGTGGATTGTTTCTGTCTCCAACAGGATCTGGTAAGTCATTAATGATCTACTCCTTGGTTCGATACTATCATCAAGCAGGTAAGAAAACTCTTATTGTTGTACCCACTACATCATTGGTAGAGCAGATTACAAAAGACTTCGAAGACTATGGATGGGTGACAGATGACATCCATAAGATCTATGGTGGTGCTGATAAGAATGTTGACAAACCTATCATTGTTTCTACATGGCAGTCTATCTATAAATTTCCAAAGAGATGGTTTGATGATATTGACTGTGTGATTGGTGATGAAGCTCATCTATTCAAATCAAAATCACTTACTAATATTATGGAGAAGTGTCACAATGCTGTGTATAGATTTGGTTTTACTGGAACTCTAGATGGAACTAAAACACACAAGTGGACACTAGAAG